AAAACTCTTGAGATTGACAAGCATTAAGCGACAGCTGTCATACGGAGATAAGATAATTTCTCCACACGGGTTCGTGCTGACAGATCCGAAGCCTTCATTTTCATAGATATCAGACGGTGTAGTTCTTTTTGCATTATCCCAAAAGAGAAGACCTGGCTCAGCACAAGCGTGAGCACTTTCAATAATCTCGTGCCACAGCTCTTTGGCATCTACAGAAGAAGTAACAGCAGGATCGCTAGAATCCACAGGCCACTGAAGTGTGAAGTCAGTCTCGTTTCTAACAGCGTTCATAAAGTCGTCTGTTAGTCGAACTGAAATGTTTGCACCTGTTACTCTTGTCAGGTTCCTCTTGATTCTAATGAAGTCTCTCACCTGAGGGTGCTTAACAGAAATGGTAATCATTAAGGCACCTCGACGCCCGCCCTGGGCTACTTCACGACACGAATTTGAAAACCTGTCCATGAATACCTCGATGCCGTCAGTAGTTCTAGCACAATTACCTGTAGATTCTCCCTTGGGTCGGATGCTAGAAATATCGAAGCCAACACCACCTCTTCTCTTGGCAATCTGAACTAGCTCTTGGTCAGTCTTGAGAATACCACCGTACGAGTCATGTGGCGGCTCAATTACAAAGCAGTTAGATATTGACTGAATCTGGTGAGGATTTCCAATCCCAGACATTGGCGAACCTTGAGGCACGACATATTTGAAGTTCTTAAAGAGACTGTAGATCTCATCTTCTGTCATTGGGTTAGGATATTTCTTTTCAACCCTTGCAAACTCTGATGCTAGCCTCTTGTGCATATCGTCTGGATTTGACTCTTGAAGGTTGCCTTCTTTGTCAGTTAAGGCGTACTTCGTCAAAAAGACATTTGCTGCCAGATCATCTCCACCAAAGTATTCAACACACTGGCTGAACGCATCGTTATACTCGTACTTTTTACTCATGCTCCACTCACTTCTGACCATTTCTGTTTTAATAATGTTTTCATGCTAGTCTCATCTTGCTTCACTGCTTCGTTAAGAGTCATGTGACTCTCATCCAGTATCTCAATAGTAGACTTAGCTGTATCAATGTGAACAGGAAAAACTAAACCATCTTTACCTGCTCGATTTTTTGCAACAAAGAGCCTTCCCGACCCTGTAGACTTTTCCATCGGCTTTCTAGAAAGAGATAGGACCACATCAGCGACCATTGCCTTTCCGTAAGCTTCGGACATATTTTCCAGACCTACAATATCAGACTTCGCTGAATCTCGGTTTGCCTGAGAAGCTGTCCAAACGGGAACGTTCATGTCCATTGCAAGATTTCTCAGCTCTTCGTAAATTAACTTCAACTCGTGCCTAAGAGAATCGTAAGCACGTGTAGACCTCATCACGTCTGCATAGTCAATAACAACCAAGCTTGGCACAAAACCTTTGAGTGCAAGCTTTTCGATATGATTTCGAATCGTTATAACAGACGCAGAACCTGTTGGGTATTCTTTAATAATGAGCCTGCCTAAGTCTAAATTCTTATATTTTTCAATGACGAAGTCTTTATTGTCAGGAATCTCATTACTAGGCATGTCACAAAAGTTGGAATCGTACCGAAGACCAACAGCATGCTCTGAGAGCTCGAATGTATAATGTACGACATTTTTGCCTGCCCTCAAAGCATTTGCTCCCATCGCGACTAGCCAGTGTGATTTTCCAACGCCTGTATTTGCTGTGACTACACCAATTTCTCCTCGCCCGAGTCCGCCCTGTAAAATATCTTTTGAGTCAAGTCTTTTTAACCCAGTTGGACACACCTGGCGCCTAGTTTTTACAAAGCGTGCCTCAAGGTCTTCAAAGAAGTCATGGCCTGTAGAATGAGGCATTCCAACAGCAACAGCATTTTTCATAAGTGAAACAACACTGTCAAACTTGTCTGTCGATATAAGCTCAACTGCCTGTTCTAAAGCGTCTTTGAAAGCCTGACGCTTACAAAAGTCTAGCGACTTATCTTTAACGTATTGTAAGTCCTGGACGTTAGGACTTGTCTTTGTCCTGTGTAAGAAGTCAACAACTTGATCACGCAGAATGGTGTCGTTTGTTTCTGTCAGCTCTTCTTTGATGATAGAAACCAGGAGGCCTAGCGTCGGAAAGCACTTGTATTTTCTGTGATAAGAAAAGTACTTCTCAGCTAGATAGCTTAGAGCTTTTACTTCAAAATACTCGGGGGTCATGACTTCAGTCATTTGCTGTGCCCAAGCGTGATCTGATATCAGGCCTTGAAAGATTGTCTCTTGGAACTGTTTTCCATACTGAGAAAAGAGGCCTGAATTATCTGTTCTACTTTCTATCATCATGTTAATGACTTACCTTATCTGCAGTTTTTAATGGCAATGTAGTATGAGTCAACATCAAAGTTATTGACCCCTTCTCTTGCCAACATTCTCATTAGTGCTATCTTATTACGCCTAGGCTCAAAAGAATCAAGACTATATTTAATTTTTTCAATTTGTTGAGCAGACAAATTCTGAATGTCTAGATACATCAGCTTCCAGTTAGTACTGGCAACTTCCTCATTCTCAACAATTGCGTCGAGTATCTTTAGCTTTTTTGTCTCAGCGAGCTTTCTTGCTAATCCTACTACATCTCTGACCGACACGTGCTCCTCTTCAGATAACTCAGGAAACCTTTTTGACAAAGACTTAAATCCTGCATGCGGAACACCCTTAATGCCGTCAGAAGGATCTCCCGTGAACGCTCTTGCAGTTACAAAGTTAGGAACAGATATCCCAAACTTCTGTTTCACCTTTTCAGAAGTGATGTAGGCCTTTTGACCGGGAGACCACTGTGTCACTCTTTCGTTGATAAGCTGATAGAGATCTTTGTCAGATGAAACAATAACACATTTCTTGTCTCGGTAATGATATCTCGTCATGTAAGCAATTGCATCATCTGCTTCGCACTCTGTGACGTACATCTGTCTTACTGGGACGTGCTTTAGGGCTTCTACCAAAAGTGCGACCTGTCTATTCCTGTTTCCGATAGTGTCGGGTATGTCATCATAGTATCTGTTCAGCTTTTGAGGTCGACGACCTTGCTTGTAATCAGAAAATATCGCGCGCCTCCTAGAAGAGCCTCCGCCTTCCCAGACAACCACAATTTGCTCTGGATTGCACCTTTCACTCAAAAGGCGTATACCTTTGAGAAACCCTACAAAGCCGCCCAGATGATGACCGTTTTGGCTCATAGTAGGATTTACAACAAAGTGCCGAGTGAACAGATTCAACCCATCAATTATTAAGACAGGCTTTTCGATCATGTTACCCCTCTGGTGAGATCAGCTCGTCTTCGATTTCGAGAGCTGCGGCTCTAACTTCTTCGTAAGATTCTAAGTCAACGCTTTGCTGAGACTTTCTGACCAGCGCATCTTCAAGCATGGCTTCAATATAAGGGCCGTACTCAGGATCATTGACAATCTCACCGAAGTCAGCTTTGTAAAACTTCTTTTCGATAAGTACCTCACCTGTGTTTTGGCTAAATACTGTCAGCTTTTTCCAAGCGCCGGTTCCCGACATCTCAATCAGCTTGTCTTCCCATTCAGTCTTGCCGTGCTTTCGGAGAAGATCAAACATTTGCTCATGTTCTTTGATGCCTACTCCGAAATGAATCTCAAAGTTGACAGTCCGAAATGGAGGTGCTACTTTGTTTTTGATAGTTTTGGCGGATACGTTGATTCCAATAACTTCTTTGTCTTTGTTAGTGATTTGCTGTCCGGCGCCCAGCTTGATTCGTACAGATGAGTGAAAAGGGATTGCCTTACCGCCGGGTGTAGTAGTAGGATCTCCATACATAACTCCAATTTTAGTTCGAATCTGATTCAGACAGATCATCAAGACATTCTGGTTTGCGATGATTCCTGTAATCTTTCGCATACCTTTTGAAATGGCTCGAGCCTGCAACCCGATACTGTCTTTATCGTAATCGCCAATGAGCTCTGCCTTGGGAGAAGTTGCAGCAACTGAGTCCCAAATAATGGTAATCGGCACATCCTTGTCCATTGCTTTTGCACGCATGATAGTTGCCTCTGCAATAGACAAAACCTCTTCAGTGCAATGTGTGTCGACATACACAAATCTATTTGAAATGTTGACACCTAAAAGAGAGAGATTTTCTACGGAAGTTGCGTTTTCTGTGTCAATGTAGACAACGATACCGCCCATGTCTTGAGTAGACTTCGCAATCTGAATTGCAATATGTGACTTTCCGATAGAAGGCGGCCCAAAGATCTCCACGATCCTTCCTTCGGGCAGGCCACCGCCAGCTCGATTCGCAATGATATAGTCGAGCTGGCGGGACCCTGTCGAAATCCACCTATTGACGTGGGTGGGAGAGTCATCATAGGCAAGATTGTAAGCAACCTTGTTACCATGTTCTTTATTCAGCGAGGTAATAAGCTCACTGGTAAAATCGTCTTGTTCCGGATACTTTCGTTTTGCCATCTTTGACCCTCTTTGTCAAATCCTACAGATCTTCGAGGTCTGCGAAAGCTTCGTCTAGCGACTTATACTTCTGACCTTCAGTCTGCGTTGTGTTGTTTGAAGTCGTGCTGGTGCTTCCACCGTACTCAGTACCAGTATCATCGCCTGAATCATCATCATTCAGCCAATCATTTACAATCTTTTCTAGCTCTTCGTACGTCTTGCACGTGTACATATCATCCAGACTAGGAATGTTGGATGTGTACTGCTTAACAGTATCTGCACTTTCACTGAGTGGTGACTGCTTTCCTCGTGGTCGGACCTCTGTCGTAGCCCACTGTCGGCCAGGTGCCTTGGTGCAGACAACCTTGACATCACGACCATCCTCTGTGTCTGTGATATCACCGTAGTCCTCATCGAGCATGATATTGAGAAGTGACTGGTATACTGTCTTGCCAAACGCCCAGATTCGAACACCCTTGTCTTCCTCACCTCGGACAACTACAGGAGCGTAACAGCGCATCTTCGGATAAAGCTTCTTCGCAAGCTCATATGATTCCTTTGATCCGTCATCACGAAGCTTCGTAATAAGCTCTTGAATGGGGTCGGGGTTTCCAAACTGATACGGTGCAAGCAGGCCCGGATTATTTCCAATGTTGTAGTAGAACCACAACTCCTTAAAGGGCTGGCCGTCATTGTCTGGAAAAGAAAGAAGCCGAACAGTATGCTCTTCACCTTCTTGTGGTCGCCACGACGTGTTCTGTCGAGAGTTTTGTCCCGAAAGCTTGTTTAGCTTTCGACGAATTGCATCAAAATCAATTGCCATTTTTTATCTCCTTAATGTGCAATGGTTATTAAATTGCCTGTGTTATAGTCTAGGCATGACTAAACAATTGTTCAATAATCAGTAGTTATTTGCGCTTTTTCTTTTTTTGCTTCTTGCGAAGCTTGTCGTATCCCGGATGCTTGGGGCCCGTACCAACTGGTGTTGACACACCTGCGATAGCTCCGACTGCTGAGAATTCTTTCACTTCGTCGTCCTCTTCTCTCTCTTCAATTTCGTCAGGCTCGACTAAAAGATCGTCATTGACTTCTTCATCAGATCCTTCTAGAAGACAGCGAACATATTCTCTCAAAAGTTGTAAATTGCGCATGAACATAACTATGTCCCTTATAGGCGCTTTGCCATCTGCAAACACTTTGCCAGATCTGGCTCTGAATTAGCATAAAACTTATTTTCTTCCAAGTGTGCACCTTGCGACAGCCTGATGGCATAATACTCATCGTTTGTCAAGGTGATTCCAAAATGCTGCAATAGATACAAAGTTCTGTCCGGGATTGTTGCCTTCGTCAGATTTTCATTGTACTTATAGAACTGACCTAACTTTTCTCTGTGCCAGCTAGAATCTTGCTCAACAAAAAGATCTTCATCTAAAGTTCCAACCTTTCCTACTTCATGGAGCAATCCTACTTTCAATATTGAAGCAGTTTCAACATTTAGATCGAAAGAAGCAGATAGTTTTCTCATTTTAGACGTAATAGATAGAGAACTTTCTACAAGCCCACCTGCGTAGCAGCCGCCGTCTTTTTCATGTGTGGAGAAAGGCGTAGTAATTAGCCTAGACCCTAAAGCTTCCAGCAAATCTCCCATGCCGGATTTTGCAGCCTTGTTGCAAAGCTTCTCGTATGTTTCCCAGTTAGACTTAATTGTATCGAAATCGGGTTGTGACATATAACCTCCTAAGTTCTATAAATTATAGACAGGGAGGCAAAGTTGTATCTTACGTGGAGCCAAATTTAACTGTAATTTCGCCGTTCTCTACGCCCACTTCGAGCTCTGACTTTAGATTTCCCAAAAGGCCTGCGTTATGTGCACCTGTAAGTGTGTGTAATATATATAGCGCCCCATCTCGCGGTGAAATTTTTCGTGTTGAGACAGTCACAACTTTCTGTTCGTCGTCGTCAACAACAAGCTTCACAATTTTTGCGCCTCCATAGGCAGCTGACATGGTATCGTTTCCAAAAATTGCAGATCTAATTAAGTTGACAACCATATCATGATCACTGGCACCGCCCGGTGCACCGCTGACTCCTAGCTTTTTCATCAGCTCTTGAGGTTTTTCGCTGGCTAGCGCGCCTGCCTCTTTGATTTTATTCTTAACACGCCCTCCGCCAATTTTACCTCTTTTGACAGGGCCGTCGCCTTTTTTCTTCTCTAAGAGAACTTTTTCAACTTCTCTTCTCAGGAATTTTTTAAGATTACTCATGATATGCGTCTCCTCGTATACTAACTATCACTTATAGGACTCATTTTGGTTTCATAAAGGCCTACACCTGTCAGTTCTAAATGTTTTGTCATTGAAGCCAGCTGATCTTTTTTGTCAGAAGATACTTGACAAACCATAGCATCATGAATAACAAAGTGAGGCATGAATTTATCGTCAACTTCTTTCATAGTTTCGCTAGCAATGCTAAACATGACTATTGCAGCATCTGAAGTTGTTGACTGCATGAAGTGACTATACGCTTTTTGGATTTCATCAGGTCTTGTCATTAGTTTTCTTCCAAACAAATTTGAGATATGACCGTGAACCTTCATGTCATGTGATAATTGTGACTCTATTCTTGCAACACCAAAGTGATCACGAAGCCTATTTATCACCCTCTTTGCGGTTACCTTGCTTCCTAACAGCTTCGAGAGACTGAATGACCCTGCACCATAAAGAGCAGATAAGCTAGCCACTTTTACAACGTCCCTAGAAACGTCCAGATTCAAGTCTCTTGCGATACCTTCGTAAACATCGCCCGTTGCGTCTTTACCTGCAACATAAAGAGCAGTTCGAGGTTCTGCAGAGACTAAGTCAATCTGAACGATTTCGCATCCTTCTTCTGCTTTTAAGATATCTCTGTGCCTCGCAGGAAGTGTTAATATTCTAGGGCCCGACTTTACTGTTAGTCTACCAGTAGCAGTTCCTGCTTGATCGTACTTAATTTTTGATGTTCGACCATTCGATGGTGCAAAAGACCTCAAGGAAGCCTCAACAGTCATTCCCTTATCGTTTGTCTT